CAAGTTGGTCCTATGAGTTCAACAATGTGGGCTCAAGCAGGTATGTTATCTGATAGCGATATTACAGCAATCGGTAAATTCATAGAGGAGACAATGAAATGATAGAGATTTGGGGTAAGGAACAATGTCCATATTGCGATATGGCAAAAGCTTTATGTGAACAAAAGAAAATGGATTACGAATATAAATTATTATATTTTGATTTCACAAGAGAAGAAATGTTGGAAAATTTTCCAGGTGCTAGAACATTTCCTCAAATCATTGTTGATGGTAATAAGATTGGCGGATATACAGAACTTAAAGAACTTACAGACCTAGAGCTATGATTTTAGAATGCGAACATTGTTATTCACGTATCGTAATTAAGCCCGATGAACCAATTAAAATAAATTTTTGCCCTCATTGTGGTGAACCTACAGAAGATTCAGATGAATTGGATTTTAATGAATGAACAATTGGTTATACCAAGGTAGAACATTCGAACCGCCAGAAGAATTTACACCTGATGTATGGTATGGATTTGTCTATTGTATAACAAACAGAGCAAGAAATAAAAAGTATGTTGGAAAGAAATTCTTCTGGAAAGCAAAGACATTACCAATTACAAAGAAAAGAAAGAGACGTCAAAGACTTAAAGTAGAGTCTGATTGGCGCACATATTACGGTTCAAATAAACACTTACAAGAAGATGTTATCAAAATGGGAGAAGACTTTTTCCATAGAGAGATTATACACTTATGTAAGACAAAAGGCGAATGTGCTTATATGGAAACAAAAGAACAATTTGAAAGAGAAGTGTTATTAACAGAAGACTATTACAATGGCATTATCAATTGTAGAATAGGCGGAAACGCAGTAAAAAACTTAAAATAAACCTTTACATTTACTGAAAAGTATGGTATAATATACATTATATGGGAAAATTATTACAATTTCCGACTAAACAGGAAATACAACAAAAAGAAGATACAGAAATACTTAATGAAGCAAGTAATAGATGTGTCGATAGTTCACATTATTTATTAGAAGTATTAGAAGAATTTATTAATACTGGAGAGATATCTGAGGACTTTATGGATATGGATTTCAGAGATGAAACCAAACAAGAGTCAAGAGATATGTTTGTTGTTGTAAATATGTTAAACGCAATGTTTAATAGATGGTATCACATACCACATGGATTACATCAAACAATGGATAATGCTTATATTAAAATAAAAGAAATGATTTTATTAAATGAAGAAACTAATCATGAATTAGCTGAATATAAGTTTGAGCCAAGTGATAGTGATTTAGAAATTGATTTTAAACTAGAGGATGAAGATGATACTGATTGATTACAGCCAAATCGCACTAAGCAATATTATAGTGCAAAAACTAAATGATGAAAATATGATAAGACACATGATACTTAACAGTATTCGTATGTATAATAAAAAATACAGAAACGAATATGGTCAGTTAATTATATGTGCTGATGGTATGAATACCTGGAGAAAAGATTTTTATCCTGAATATAAAGCAAATAGAAAGAAAAGTAGAGATAATTCAAGTATGGATTGGCATGAAATCTTTAGAATTTTACATACTGTCAGAGATGAAATAAGAGATTATTTACCATATAAAGTAATACACATGGAAGGCATCGAAGCTGATGATGTAATTGCCACGCTTACAATGCAAACACAAGAGTTTGGTCAAGACGAACCAGTGATGATTATATCATCTGACAAAGACTTTATACAATTACAAAAGTTTAAGAATGTAAAACAGTTTAGTCCTATACAAAAGAAAATGGTAACTGATAAAAATCCTAGAACATATCTATTTAATCATATTATGAGAGGAGATAGTAGTGATGGTATACCAAATGTACTATCTGCTGATGATACTTTTATCAGTGAAAAGAATCAAACACCACTAAGACAAAAGAAAATAGATGAATGGCTAGAAAATTCAGATAACTTAAGAGATACAATGACAGATGATATATATCGTAACTATCAAAGAAACAAAAAACTTATAGATTTATCTGATATTCCAGAAGAGATACAAGAAAGTATTATAAATAATTTTAATGGTCAAACAAAAACGCCAAATATGAAAGTATTAAACTATTTAATAACAAAAAGATGTACTAACTTGATTGAAGTCGTGGAGGAATTTTACAATGTCTAGAAAATTAATATCGGAAGTTTTAACTGAGGCAGGTCAACTGTCCAAAAAAGAAGAACGAATCAAGTTCTTAAGAATGAACAAATCACCTGGTCTAACTGATATACTTAGAATCAATTATGATGAAACTATTGTATCTGCTTTACCTGAAGGAGCTCCATCTTATAAACAAGATGATGCACCAAAAGGTTATGAGTATACAAGACTAAATAAAGCATATACACAATTTAAGTATTTCTTTAAAGGACCAATAGCAAATAAAATGAAGCCTCTAAAAAGAGAAGGTTTATTTTTAAATTTGCTTGAATCACTCAATCCAGAAGAAGCTGAATTACTTATTGCAGCAAAAGATAAAAAAATGAAATACAAGGGTATCACTAAAAAATTAGTTAGTGATGCATTTCCAAATTTGATAGTTAAATAGGAGGTTAACGCTTTTATTATGATAATAGAATTTAATTTTAACTTTATAGGAGAAACTATGTTTGTTCAAATTGAAAGACTAAAGAAAGATATTTCTGAAGCAGTATATTATCAAAGAAGATTACTAAAGAAAGGAAAACATGTATTAGCGTACAAAATGGGAAAAAAGATTGACTATATGTCCCATGCGCTCAGTGAGATGAAAAAATACAAATAACAGTTTACATTTACCACGTTTTGTGGTATAATATATATTATGATACAAATACTACGCGAAATAACGGACTGGGGTGACCAGCAAATATCAAACGGCGACTACTACGTTAACAGCCACGGATACCTTATAGGCTATATGCCTAAAGGTGGCGCTTACAAAGAGTTCAAAACTCCTATGAAGCAGTTTTCGAAATCAAGACGCAAATTCAAACTTATTGGCGAATGGCCTGAAGAATTGCCAGATGGAGCAATCACTGTCAAAGGTAGCAATGGTAATACATATACTATTGTCAATGACAAATGTTCATGTCTTGGCTTTAAATTTAGAGGCAGTTGTAAACACATGGAGAAAGTAGCATGAATATATTCATACTCGACAATGACCCAGTGATTGCAGCTCAAGACCAATGTGACAAACATGTCGTCAAAATGATTGTTGAATCAGCTCAAATGTTATCAACGGTTCATCGTATGCTAGATGGCGTAATGGAAAGAAGACCATCTAAATCAGGCTCAATGTTACAATATTGGAAACTACTTGATGAAAGAGAAGATGTCTTATACAAAGCATGTCATTTTAATCATCCATCTACTATATGGACTCGTGAAGGCTGTTGTAATTACACATGGCATTACAATCATTTTATTGCACTTTGCGATGAGTATACATATAGGTATGGTAAAACACATTCAACTGATACTAAACTGCGTGAAGCACTTAAACATCAGCCTAACAATATTAAAACAGGCAAAACATCATTTAAACTTGCAATGGGTTCAAATCCTGAATGTGTTGTTACTGGACTTGGTGGAACTGATGCAGTTGAATCATACAGAAACTTTTATCATACAAAACAAGACAGATTTAAAATGCATTGGACAAAAAGACCAATACCAGAATGGTTTACAGTTAAAAAACTAGGAGTAGTATAAATGCCCACATATGAATTTAAAAATACAAAGACAGGCGAAGTGTTCGAAAAGTTTATGTCTTATGATAATAAAGTTAAATTCTTAGAAGAAAATCCAGATGTTAAGTCACACTACACAACATTGAATATAGACCATGACGGTGGAAAATCTATATTATCAAGAGCAGGTTCTGGTTGGAAAGAAGTACAAGATAGAATTAAATCAGGAATGCCTCCTAGATTAAGAGACAATATTAAATCAAAATAATGAAACCTAGCAAACTAAGATTAGAACATTTACAAAAACTAAAAGCTTTAACTAAGAATCAAGAGAAAGTATTTGATTCATATGAAGCTGGTCAAAATCTTGTATTAAGTGGTTCAGCAGGAACAGGTAAAACTTTTCTTGCTTTATATTTAGGACTTAACGATATATTAAATAAGAATAATACAATGCAAAAAGTTGTAATTGTAAGAAGTGCGTTGCCTACAAGAGATATGGGATTCTTACCTGGAGAAAAAGAAGAAAAAGAAGCAGCATATATGGACCCATATATTTCTACAGTGAATGAATTATTTAATGATAAAGAAGGTTGGAAAAAAATGATATCATTTAAAAATATTGAATTTATTACAACATCTTTTATACGTGGTATTACATTAAACGATAGTGTTATTATTGTAGACGAAGCACAAAACTGTAATTACCATGAGTTATGTAGTATTATAACAAGAGTTGGTAAAAACTGTAAGTTAATTTTATGTGGAGATTATTATCAAAGTGACTTTGTAAAAGAGACTGATAAAAGCGGTTTATATTCTTTTATAAATATTATTAATAATATGAAAAGCTTTGACCACATAGAGTTTAGTTGGAAAGATATTGTTCGTAGTGGATTGGTTAGAGATTTTATTATGACTAAAGAAATGTTAGAAAATGATAAGCTATGAAAAAATCTAAAGAAGAAAAAATATTACAGGTAGTTAATCTATCACCGTCAGAATCATGGGTTGAAAAAATACATGATGTACATCCAATGAGGCAAATAGCAATTGCTTCTGTTGTACAAGTATGTGTATTTGGATTTATGATATTGATGTTTTGGATTATCAATCAATTTGTGAGTCATTAATATGAAATTTATACATGAGCCTAAAGACTTAGGCTATAACGATTTGAAAGCTGTTACAGGAGATAGCGGAAGATTTTACTCAGACCCAGAAGGAAATAAGTACGCATCAGTTACGACAGTCCTTTCAATATTATCAGAAGATGCAATACGAGCCTGGCGCGCACGTGTAGGAGAAGAAGAAGCTAATCGTATATCAAGACAAGCCAGTTCTCGTGGTACAACTGTTCATAATATTATTGAAAAATATATTGCTAATGACCCTGATTATATTAAAGACGAAATGCCACATAACATACAAACCTTTAAAGATGTTCAACCAATATTAGATGAAAGTGTCACAAAGGTATATCAACAAGAAGCACCATTATTTTCTAAGCATTTAGGATTAGCAGGTAGAGTTGATTTAGTTGGTCAGTGGAAAGGTGTAGATTCTATTATCGATTGGAAGACATCTCGTAAAACAAAAAAGAAAGAATGGATATCTAATTACTTTATGCAATGTTCTGCATATGCTATTATGTGGGAAGAAAGAACAGGTCAACCTATAAAACAATTGGTTGTTTGTATTGCAGGAGATGAAGGCCCACAAGTATTTGTAGAAGATAGAGATAATTGGACAAAAAAATTAATTGAAACGATTAATGAATATAAACGAAGAAAACTATTTGGGAGATAAAATGAATTATTTACTAGAAGCATTATGCAAAAAATTAGAAGGTGAGATAGAAGTTGCAAAGGCAAATGTGATGGTATACCAAAGAAGTTCAGTTGGTATAGGTGAACATCCAGATATTGTTGAAGCTATTGAAACACAAGTATCTAAAATGGCGGAAGCAGAAGATAAATTAGAAACAATAAAAAGACACTTTAAATAGTTTTTTATTATAAATAGATATTTACATTTATAAAAAAGCGTGGTATAATATCTATATGAAAAAGTTTAGAGATTTTTTAGCAGAAAAGGCAGGTAAAGGTTTAACAATCTTTGATATAGATGACACTATGTTTGTGTCAAAAGCTAGTGTTATTGTAAGAAATAAAAATACTGGCCAAGAAAAAAAGTTAACACCAATGGAATTTAATTCTTATAAACTTAGAAAGAATGAAGAGTATGATTTTGGTGAATTTAAATCTGCTAAAATCTTTTATCAAACTGCAACACCAATTGCAAGAATGGTAGCAAAAGCAAAAGCAATTATAACTAATGCAACTAAAAGAGGTTCTAAAGTTATTATTGTTACTGCAAGAGCAGATATGGATGATAAAAAACTTTTTATAAAGACATTCGAATCACATGGTATACCAATGAAGAACGTATACGTCGAAAGAGCTGGTAATATGAGTGGTTCAAGTGCAGAAAATAAACAAGTAATATTTAGAAAATATTTAAAGACTGGTGAGTATGCAAGAATAAGATTATTTGATGACCACAAAGAAAACTTAACTGCATTACTTGATTTGAAAAAAGAGTTTCCTTCAGTTGAAATGTTTGCTTATTTAGCAAATTTAAAAGGAAGCGTAAAGAGGGTAAAATAATGGAAATAATATATGAAAGTCCTGATAAAGGTGAAACAATCTATGAAAGAGAATTTGGAACTAAGATTTCAGAAAGAAAACTAATAAAAAAGCCTAGTGCGAAGGATAAAAAATGCCAATCAAATTAGGAAAATCACATACAACAGTAGATAGAGCTACTAAAAAAGCTACAACGGTTCATCCATATATAAAAGGATTTGCTAAAAAAGAGTTGATAGAAAAGTATAACGCATCAAATACAAGACCAAAGGACAAACAAAAGATTAAAAATGAGTTAGTAAGAAGAGGAGGCGTTGTCTTTGAATAAAATAGAAAGAATTAAGGAAGTCCTTAATCTTGAAGCATGGCGAAAAAAACAAAAAACTTTATTCATTAAAAGAATTATAAGTACTGTTTTAGCTATAGCGCTAATACTTGGAGCAATATATTTCTATTATGGATAATAAACAATGGCACGGTGGTAAAGGTTCTAAAAGAAGGAACTCAAACGAAGAAGCATATGCTGATGGTTGGGAACTTGCATTTGGTAAAAAGAAACCAGAGATAAAAGTACGTAAAGAACAACCAGCTCATTCTATTACACAAATGCATACAGATACTTCAAAAGTAATACCTAGACATTATAAATATAAACATAAGGTAGAGGAATAAATATGAGCATAGATATAGACCAATTTGATTTTGGATTTACTGCTGTAGACGAAGATGAACTAGAAGTAGTACAAAAACAAACACAAAAATTAGAATCAACAGGTGCAAAGGCTGAAGAAGTTGAAGAAAAGTTAAATAGTTTATATAACGCTATATTACCTTTACTATCTAATTTAAAAGCAAACCCAGAAAAGGATTATATCTACTGGCCTAAAAGGACAGAAAAAGTAGAAGCCTTTGAAGATTTAATAGCGGGGATAATAAAATAATGGTATTACCAGCATCACCAAACCAAATATCTCTAAAAGATATTGCAGAAGAAAAAAAAGGTTCCGGAGCAGGAAGTGGCCAATATTTTGAAAACATATCGTTAAAAGGATTATCAGTTGATGGAGTAACTGACTTTAGTTTTTATAATGGAGATACAACAATTACAGCTGACTACCCAGGTTCACCAAATCAAACTGCACCTTATGGTGTAGGAGAATTTCATGGATATGCCGCAAGTTTCTGGCCAGCATCGTCGCCAGGTAGTATTACTACAAATGAAACCTTTATTATGGATATACAAGCAGATGATGATTTAGGAGGAGATGTTACAGCATGTACAGTTTTAAATATGTCTTTAAACACTACAGCTAAAACGCTTTCTTGGTTTTTTGGAAATGATGCAGACCGTGGGCAGGATACTGATGGCATTTCTAAAGACATTACTAAAAACACAAATACTAATACTATAAATTATAATGGAACAATAACTTCTTTACAAGCTAGAATGGTTTATACAAATTTATCACATAGTTATTCTGGCGGAGGCTCTGGTTTTACAAGCGCATCATTTGCTGGTAGGTCTTGGGCAGCACATAATACAAATAGTCACATGGATGGTTCGTATATCTATAATAATGGCGATTCTCAGATAAGTGGAGTGCAAAAAACAAAACTTTCCGGAACTGATGGTGTATACACAAGGTTGCCATTAACAGGAAGTTATGGTTATAAAACAATGCGAACTACCACAGGTAATTGTTCTATTGGTATGTTTGCTACAACAGAAGACGTTGGTAGTACCACTTATCAGTACTCAGGCGCCAGTATAGGACCAACTGCATCAGGCTCTAGTATATATTGGCAAATCAGAGCAAATAACTCAGAACTTTTAACAATATATACTAAAACAAATGAAACTGGAGCATTGTTAGTCGCAGATACAGACAGACAACCAACAACATAATGTATGGGAAAAATTGATAATTTTATACAATGTGTTAATGACTATAAGTTAATAGAAGAATTTAATGATTGTGAAATATATTTATGGAGTAACTTTCCCTTTAATGCAACAAAAGATATTGATATCATTTTAATTGGTGAACCTACAAATAGTTTAGGCAAAAGAGTTATAGACTTTAAAGAATATTGTGTAGGTAAATGTATGCCCATTGATATACAAGTTTTTAAAGACACAAAAGTATTTGGTAAAATAGAAGAATATAATAGAACTGGTGATATGGATTTAAGTAATATTGAAAAATATAAACTTGAAGAGATACCATCTAATAGAATTTATAGAGAAAGACCTCGTAAAATAAATGATTACTTTTGGGAGTTTAAATTACTAGGTGTTAATAATAAATATAAATGGAGATATGGCAAATTAAATTTGCACTATCCGATAGAAATAAAAGATTTTATAAAATTAATATTTAATATAAAAAATCCTGATATATATAATATACCAGGAAAGGATAAAGATACTATCACTAGGGACAATATGCAAAAAGAGTTTTTGCAAGATATGAGGAAAGGAAATATGGACGCAGATAAATTAAAAGAACAGTTAAAAATAGATGAAGGAGTAGTTTATGAAATATATAATGACCATCTTGGCTATCCAACATTTGGAATTGGTCACCTCGTCCTTGACAGAGACGCAGAACATGGGTTACCGGTGGGTACTTCAGTCTCAGAGGATAGAGTTAACGAATGTTTTTTACAAGATTTACAGAATGTAATACATGACTGTACAAAATTACATGATGGTTGGGACGGTTACCCAGAAGAGGTAAAACAAGTTGTCGCGAACATGATGTTTAATATGGGACTTACGCGCTTAAGTAAATTTAATAAACACAATGCAGCGCTGCAGTGTGGTGATTGGAAGGAGGCTGCTGTAGAAGGCAGAGATTCTAGATGGTACAAGCAAGTAACAAACAGAGCCGAAAGGCTGATGAAAAGACTCGAAGAGGTATAGAAGCGAACTATAAAGGACGTTTCTATTGCCATGAGAGAAAGGATTTTTTCCCTTGGAAAGAATTCGTTAATTATAAATATAATAAATGATGGAGGTAAATATTATGGATATATCATTCATAGTGATTGTTGGAGCCGTGGTAGCCGTAGTTGGTTATGCAATATACGATTCAATGAAACCTGGTTCAGGAGTTAGAGCAAGAAATGAAAAGGGACATTATATAAAAGATGACCCTACTACTGCTAAGAACGAAGCTTTCGTAGATGGTAAAACACCACCTGCAAAAAAGAAAGCTCCGGTCAAGAAAAAGCCAGCGGCTAAAAAGCCAGCAGCTAAGAAAACAGTAGCTAAGAAAGCTCCAGCGAGAAAACCTAGGGCAAAGAAAACTACGACAAAAAAATAATTTGCAAATTAGTTTTTATAAGAGGGACTTTAAAGTCCCTTTTTTTGTGTCTTAACACTCGAACTGTTATAAATAACCATGTAAGTTAATTTATAGGATAATAATATGGCAACAGTAAAACTTAAAGGCTCAGAAGGTAATTTAGCATCAGCAAGTAATGTAAATTTCGCTACATTAGTAAGAGTAGTAAATAACAAAACAACTATTCAAGTAATAATACATGCTGATAAAGATGGTGCAGTACTTGGAAACTTTACAATGCTTCCTAATTCAGTAGAATTAGTCGAAAAAACAGCAACAGATACGCTGTCAGGAGCTGCAACAACATTAGCGGTAAAAGTAGCATATACTAAGTAATGGAAGATATCTTAAATCTAATATCTGAGGTAGGTTTACCTATCGCAGGCGCATTAGTAATGGGATTTTTTATATTTACTATTATAAAACAAATATTAGAAGGAGTGGTTGATAATATCAATACTCTTACAATGTTCTGTGAAAGTTTAGAGAATAGAGCACGAACAATGAGTAATGAAATGATTAAAATAGACTTATTGGTAAGTAGTGCATTAGAATTAAGACCTGACATTGAAAGGATTGCAAGAGCAGAAAATTTCATTGAAGATGGCAAACTTGACGTAAGAAGAGATTAGTATGGAAAATATAGCTGGATTAGTAAGTCAATATGGCTTTCCAACCATCATGGTGATTGGATTAGGTTATTTTGTTTATTTTGTATATAATTTTATACAAGAACATTTAGACCCAGCTACAGAAAAAATGCATTTTCAGTTAATAAAAGTGATTGACCAGATGAGAATGCTAGACCAAGATTTAATAAGGTTACAACAAAAGGTCGATACCGTTTTGGAGTATAAAGAGAATGAACAAAAAAGAGAAGTTAAAAGAAAAGATAGAGATAATAACTCTAGTTAGTATCTTTTTAGTTTCAATATTGGCTGTATCGCCAAACCTTGATGCGTCTCCAATCGTACATGAATTTAAAAATCCATCATTTAGTGGAGCAGGTACTGGTGCACATTATCTCACTATTGAAAATCAAGAACATAGCAGAAAGAAAGCCATAGAAGAAGCTTTGGAATCTGCTGCAAAAGCAGCTCAAAGAGAAGCTGAAAACACAACACTCGCAAAGTTTATTCGAAACTTAGAAAGCAGAATTTATGCTCAACTATCCAAGCAATTAGTTGAATCAATGTTCAGTAATGATAATGCATCAAACTTTGGTTCATTTGCACTTGAAGGTAGTATTATAACATGGGAAGTTATAACTAACGAAGACGGAACCGATGTTATAAAAATGACTATTGTTGATACTGAAGGCACAACAACAATTATAGAAATACCTGTAGGAACAGGTAACTTTGGTCAAGACCCTGATACTGGAACTGGCACTGGAGATGGTGGTGGTTAAATATCTTTTAGCCGCAATATTATTACTACAAGGTTGCGCAGCCGTTCCAAGATGGACTGAAAATCCACAAAATTGTAATCCTAATATGTGGGGTCCAGAATATAATCACGATGTATGGAACTATGCAAAAGCATCTGGTAGAATCTTTACTAAAGCAATGCCATATATTTGTGTTGAAAATCCGGAAGTTGTTCGTATGCCTTCCTATATTGAATTATTAGAAATATCACCAGCAAAAGAAATGCCTGTTGTTGCTGTATATCAATTTTCAGATAAAACAGGACAAAGAAAAGCAAGGCCTGGTATTGCAGATTTCTCAACAGCCGTAACTCAAGGTGGAGTTGAAATGGTAGTTGATGCTTTAAAAACTGCAGGTCAAAATTCATGGTTTCGTGTTGTTGAAAGAAATGGTATAGACCATTTAGTAAGAGAACGACAAATCATTCGAAGTGCAAGGCAAGATGTTGCTAAAAAACAAGGACAAGAAAAATATAAAGAATTGAATCCACTTTTATTCGCAGGAATAATTATTGAAGGTGGTATTATTGGTTATGATACTGACATTAAATCAGGAGGGCGAGGCGCACGAACTCTTGGTATTGGTGTAAGTAGACAATATCGTCAAGATGTTGTCACAATAAGTATGAGAGCCATTTCGGTTCTAACAGGCGAAGTATTATTAAATGTACAAACTCGGAAAACAGTATTTAGTTATGGTACTGGAGGCGATGTATTTAAATTCATCGAGGAAGGAACACAACTAGTAGAGTTCGAAGACGGAATTGGAAATAATGAATCGGTGACTTACGCAGTGCGAACAGCCATTGAGGCTGGAGTACTGGAATTAATCTACCAAGGCCACAGACGTGGTTATTGGGAAATCGAGGGGTATAACGAAAATGAATAAACTATATAGTGTGGTCCTATCTGGACTATTAGTGTCGACTGGATTCGTTTTTGCACAAGCCACTGATGATAACGAAGTTAATATATTACAATCTGGTGATACACTTAGTTTGTATATAGACCAATTAGGGTTTGGTAATAAAATAGGCGGAGATGATTTTTCATCTAGTAGCTCAGCTATGTCTATTACAGGTTCCAGCTTGAATTTTGATTTAGACTTCACAGGGAACCAAAACATTTTATTTGGACCAGTTGTAGCAGATAGCTCTACATATAAGCTTGACTTTACAGGTGATTCAAACGAAATCGATTGGAACATTGGATATATCGGAAGTGCTGATAGTTCAGACATAAACTTTGATGTAACAGGAAGTAGTAATACTTTTGACTTAGACCAAGGTTATGTTTACAGTGCAGAAAGATTGGATGCGGATTTAATACTCATTGGTAGCAACAACATCTTTGATGTTGACTGGGAGAGTGATGACGTTGTATGGAATTGGGACATAACCGGTAGTTCTAATAACATCAATACATTACAATCTGATGGTGCTAATGAAATGACCGTTGAATTAAATGGCGATAGTGCTGATATTGATATTAATCAAATATCTGGTACATGTGCAGCAACAAATGCAGCATGTTCGTCACCAAATGCAATAATAACTTTGGATATTACAAGTGATAATGCAACAATTCAAATCAATCAAAAAGATTCGACTAGCGATTCTTCTTAATTTGTTATTCATCGGTGGGGTCTTAGCTGACCCCATCGGCGAAGTGATAGAGCAGACCGGTTCAGGTCAAATTATAAGAGATAAAGAAGAAATACAGGTAGCAGATTTACCTGAGGTAGAACTAAACGATATTGCAGAAACTGCAAATGGTAAAATGAAAATTGAGTTTTTGGATAAGGCTCAATTGGATTTAAAGGAACATTCAGAGGTATTAATAGACGAAATATATTACGACCCTGACCCATCATTATCCAAAATGTCAATGAAGTTTACAATGGGAACAGCAAGATTTGCTTCAGGTTCTCTTGGATTAATTAATAAAGCAAACATTGATATACAAACACCCACAGCCACAATTGGTATTCGTGGAACAGATTTTACAACAACCATCGATGAATTAGGTAGAAGCTTAATTGTTTTATTACCTGACCAATATGGTAATCCATCAGGCGAAATAACTGTAACCAATTTAGGTGGTACAATTACTTTAAACCAAGCTTATCAAGCAACAATGGTATCATCACTTGATACGATACCAACTAATCCTATACAAATACAAGGTATTACTCCATCAATGATTGATAATATGTTTATTGTCAATCCTCCACAAGAAGTAAAGCAAGCAATAGAAGAACAAGTACAAAATGATTTAGATGATGACCAAGGAATACTTGATATTGATTACCTAGAATATAATGAATTGGAGAAGGACATCGAAGATTATTTGGACGAAGATTACGATGCAAGAGATAAATTAAATTACGATGCATTGGCTGGTGATTTTTTACCTGACCTTTTAGATGTAGTAGAAGAATTAGTTCGAACAACATCTGCATTAGAAGATGCACAAAAAGGTGGAGATACAGTTGGTGGTTGGACATTAAAAGGTGCTACATTTGGATTAAATAAGGATTCGCAATATAATGTTTTTGAAGAAGATGGTAATTTAATTTTATATAGAACGGTTAATGGTGTTATAAATATTACTATAGCCTCTGGTGGTAACGGATTTGTAGATACAAATGTAGAAGGTTACCAAGGAATAATAACATTTGGAAGCGGAGAAGGAATTGAAATCTTCATCAACCAAGGAAACTAGGAAATTATTAGTTTCGGTTTATACAAACGGAAAAAAGACAATATATGTTTACGCAAATAAAAAGAATAATATTTAAATATTGGATAGCACCTTGGCATCCAGAAAAATGTATTAAAAATGTATAAGTTATTACCATTATATTTTTTAGCATCAATATTATATGCTGGTCCTACAGATGATAATCATATTCATATTGAACAACTTTCTGGTGGTGATAATTTAGATTTAACTATATCTCAAATAGGTTTTGGTAATGAAATTAATTTTTCATTCGACCATGCAAATAATACCTTTAATTTTAATCAATCAGGTAATGACAATTATATTGGTTGGGTTTCCTATTGGGGTTCAGGTAAAGGTTGGGGTGGTGATGTAGATGGAACCGGTAATGTGGAAAATGTATCACAAACTGGTGGTGCAACATACGGAAGACATATATGGGATAATGATAATACTATTGATGTATATCAAAATGGAACTCATACCTTTAATATGGATGTTCATGTTGCTGATGTTGAGGTTGATTTATGGCAAGAAGGAACTGGTAGCCATTATGCTCATGTATATTTTTATGGTACATCAGATGGCTCAATCGCAAATGTCATGCAAAAAGGCAATGCAAGTCATAATGCTCAAGTTGTTCTCCAAGGAACAGAGGAAACAACTCTTAATTTACTACAACAAGGTAATACAAATCAAGCATATTCGCTCACACAAAATTGTAACACAGTTGGTGGTTGTAGTGTATCAGTGACTCAAGGCAATTAGGTATTACACTTTGTATTACACTTTATGAAATATTTAACTTCAATATGGACTACAATTCTATTAGGTATTACACTTTTAGGTGTAAGAATAGCAGACCCACAATTATTAGAACAATTTAGATTAAGTATTTTTGACCAATATATTCAATCACTTGAAGTC